ATGAATATATTTGGTGTGCCTAGGATAATTGCTGAGTATGTTGATCCAGGAAAACCTTATAAATACCCACCGTCTAGTAGAGATGATGAGTCAGATTTAGAAATACCAAAAGTACCAAAGGTTGAGATAATAAAAGAATGAGCTTGTTAAATAATTTAGTCGCACCTGTTACAGGATTACTCGACAAATTTATAGAAGATAAAGATCAAAAAGCTGCGTTAGCACATGAGCTTGCGACTATGGCTGATAAACACGCACAGCAATTAGCTCTTGCACAAATTGAGGTAAACAAAGCAGAAGCAGCGAGTGGTTCATTTTTTAAAGGAGGCTGGCGACCATTTGTGGGTTGGGTTTGTGGTGTTGCGTTTGCATATCATTTTATTATACAGCCTTTAGTTATATTTATTTTAACAGCAATAGGTATGGATATACCAGATTTACCAGAGTTCGACATGGGGACTTTACTGCCAGTGTTAGGGGGAATGTTAGGGATAGGGGGTTTGCGAACTTATGAGAAGCATAAAGGATTAACAAAATGAGCTTATATAAGAATATCCACGCTAAACGTAAGCGTGGTGAAAAGATGCGTAAGAAAGGGCAAAAAGGAGCACCTACTGACGCACATTTTAGAGCAGCTGCAAAAACAGCAAAAAAGAAAAAGAAAAGGAAAACATAATGCGTGAAAATTTTGATAAGTGCTTGAAGATGTTACTCAAGCATGAAGGAGGTTTTGTCAATCACCCTAAGGATCCAGGAGGTATGACTAATTTAGGTGTGACTAAAAAAGTTTATGAAAAATGGGTAGGTCGAGATGTGACTGAACAGGAGATGCGAGATTTAACCGTTGAGCAAGTAGCCCCAATATATAAGAAAAATTACTGGGATCGCTGTAAATGTGATGATTTACCCAGTGGTGCTGATTGGTCTGTGTTTGATTGGGCAGTAAATTCTGGAACAGGTAGGGCTAGTAAGGCTGTACAGAAAATATGTGGAGCAGAACCCGATGGTGTTATAGGACCTAAAACATTAGCTTTATTAGATAAAATAGATCATGAATTAATTATAGAAGATATGTATAAGATTAGGCAAAACTTTTATGAAAGTTTAAATACTTTTGATACATTTGGTAAAGGCTGGACACGCAGAAATAAAGAAACCCTAGAGACAGCTAAAGAAATGTTAGACGAAACAGATGAATGACCTTTACATTTATGAAAAACTTACTAAAGTATTGTCCCAACGAAAGTCTAGTATCGAGGAAGCTATTTGTTACGGTGCTGTTGTAGATTTTGTAGCATATAAAGAACTGAGAGCACAACTCGCAGAGATAGTAAAAGTAGAACAGGATTTAAAAGACCTGCTAGAAAGGATAAATAAAAATGAGTGAAGCTGCTAAATTAGCTGAAGCCTATGTAAAAGAAGAAGATAGGGTGTTAGACCCTAGCAAACTTTCCAAAAAAGCAATAGATAGATTACCTCAACCAACAGGTTGGAGGATTTTATTATTACCATTTCAAGGTAAAAAGAAAACATCTGGGGGGATATATCTCCCTGATGAAGTCCAAGAGCGAGAAGCTGTTGGCACTGTTTGTGGTTATGTTTTAAGAGTCGGACCTTTAGCTTACCAAGATTATAACAAGTTCAGTAATACTGGTGCTTGGTGTAAGGAAGGTGATTGGGTCATATTTGGCAGATACGCTGGAAGTCGGTTTAGGATAGATGGTGGTGAAGTCAGATTATTAAATGATGATGAAATTTTAGCCACTATAGACAGCCCAGAAGATATTTTACACATTTAACATGGAGGAGACCATGCAAACAGCACAGGCAGAAGCCACAGAAAAACCTGAATTATCTGTAGAGATTGAAGAAGAGCAAAATACAGTTGCCGAAGAAGTATCTACAAAAGAAGAAGAAAAAGAAGCACAACCTGTCGAGCAGCAAGATACGGAAGAGCTTGAAAATTATAGTGAGGGTGTACAAAAACGTATTAGCAAACTTACGGCAAAAATGCGTGAGGCTGAGCGTAGAGAAAAAGCAGCTCTTGATTATGCTCAAGGTGTAAAAAAACAACTTGAGGAACAAAACCAAAAACAAACTAAATCAGACAATGATTTTATAACTGAGTTTGAAACTAGATTAAAATATCAAGATGAGGCTTTAAAAACAAAATTAAAAGAGGCTATCGATCGTGGTGATCTAGATATGCAGGTAGAAGTGCAGAAAAGTTTAGCACAATTAGCACAGGATAATGAGCGATTAAATTATGTAAAAAAGAAACAAGAGGAAGCTCCAGCCGAAACAGAAGCAACACCAGTAGACCCAGCTCAACCTCAATCCCAACAAATAGTGCCACCACAACCACAACAGATGGATCCAGCAGCAGCAGCGTGGGCAGAAAAGAATACATGGTTTGGACAAGATGAACCTATGACACTTGTGGCTTTTAGTATCCATAACAATATGGTGGAAAAAGAAGGTTGGACAGGTAAAGAACCTTCTTATTATGAGGAACTTGATAAACGTATACGAGCAGAGTTTCCACATAAATTTGAGCAAAAACCAAATGGACGATCAGCACCACCAGTGGGTGGAGCAAACCGAGGCAATCAGCGAGGTGGACCACAAAAAGTGAGATTAACTCAGTCTGAGGTTGCAATCGCTCGTAAACTTGGTATAAGTAATGAAGAGTATGCTAAACAAAAGCTACTTTTACAAGATACGTGAGGACTTAAAAATGGATACAAGAACTCCACGCAGCTCGCAAACAAGAGCAAAACAAGGTCGCAAAACTCCGTGGCGACCACCGTCAGTACTTGACGCACCCCCAGCACCAGATGGATTTGTACATAGATGGGTTCGTGAATCCGTCATGGGGTACGATGATAAAAAGAATCTATCTGCTAGGCTTCGCGAAGGCTTTGAATTAGTTCGTGCCGATGAGTTTCCAGACTTTGAAGCTCCAACAATATCAGATGGTAAACATGCTGGTATTATTGGACAAGGAGGTTTGGTGCTTGCTAGATTCCCTGAAGAAACTCGTGATCAACGCAATGGTTTTTACCAACAGGCTGCGAAAGACCAAATGACTTCTGTTGATAATGATTTAATGAGGGAAAATAATTCAATCATGCCTATCAGTAAACCTGAGAGGCAATCCCGTGTAACCTTTGGAGGAAGTAAATCCTCTGAATAAATTAGGAGACTAAGCGATGGCAAACATTGATGCTGCCTTTGGGTTAAAACCCTATAAGATGCTTGGTGCTGGAACAAACTCAAACGGTTTGATGACTTTTAAGTTACAAACTTCTGCGACTACAGGGTCGAGCAGTACGATATTCGAAGGAACACCTGTGATTCCTTTGGCAAACGGAATGATCGATATAGTAGGCAATGCTAACGGTGGAACTGTTCCATTACTAGGTGCTTTTATTGGCTGTGAGTATACCGATTTAAATGGTACTCCAGTCTTTGCAAATAAATATCCAGGAACTTCTAGCGTGAAGTCTGGCACTGAAGTGAAAGCTTTAGTCGCTGCACATCCAGAACAATTATTCTTAATTAACTGTGATGCTGCTGCTGCTGATTCTGCTATTCATGCAAATGCTAACTTTGCGACAGCAACTTCTGGTGACGCAACAACAGGTAAGTCAACTGCAGAGTTGGCTGTTTCTACTGTGGCAACCACAAACACCCTAAACTTACGTATTGTAGGCTTTGAAGATGCACCTTCTAGCAGCGATGCGACAGCTGCTGGGCGTTTGGCGATTGTTAAACTTACGAACCATTTCTACGCTTATAGCCAGAATGGTACGATAGCAGGTATTTAAGGAGAAATATCATGGCAATAACTAGAGGACAACTCCTTAAAGAACTCGAGCCTGGATTGAATGCTCTCTTCGGACTTGAGTATGATAGGTATGAAAATGAACATGCTGAGATATTTGACACAGAAACTTCAGACAGAGCGTTTGAAGAAGAGGTCATGTTATCTGGGTTTGGTCAAGCTCCAGTAAAAGGCGAGGGAGCAGCCGTTGTATTTGAATCAGCGAATGAATCATTCACTGCCAGATACACTCACGAAACAATAGCATTAGCGTTTGCTATTACTGAGGAGGCTGTTGAGGATAATCTTTATGATAGACTCAGCTCTCGTTATACACGAGCATTAGCCAGATCAATGGCAAACACAAAGCAAGTCAAAGCTGCTTCTGTGTTGAATAATGCCTTTAACAGTAGTTTCGCAATCGGTGATGGTAAAGAGCTATGTGCTACTGATCACCCAACTGTTGGTGGTGGAAACTTCCGTAATGAGCTTACTGTAGCTGCTGATTTAAATGAAACCTCATTAGAGCAATCACTAATTGATATTGCTGCTTTTATTGATGAGCGTGGATTAAAGATAGCACTACAAGGTAGAAAGCTGATTATCCCACCAGCATTACAGTTTGTTGCAGAAAGATTGATGGCTTCAAACCTTAGATCTGGAACAGCAGATAATGATGTGAATGCTGTTAGAAATATGGGAATGTTACCAGAGGGTTACGTAGTAAACCACTTTTTGACAGACCCTGATGCGTTTTTCATAAAGACAGATGCACCTAATGGCTTCAAACATTTTGAGAGAGCACCATTGAGAACATCTATGGAAGGTGATTTTGATACTGGTAATGTTCGCTACAAAGCTAGAGAACGATACAGTTTTGGAGTCTCTGACCCAAGATGTGTTTTTGGTTCTCCAGGAGCATAAGTAAAGGGGGGGCAACCCCCCTTTTTAATTATCACTTTGACAGCGTAAGCTGACTTGCCAAGACGAAGGAGATAAACATGGCAAATACAACTTTTAAAGGAACATTACGTTCTGAGGGTGGTTACTCATCTATAGCCACAGCAGCAGCAACAGGGACAGAGACTACACAAATGTCCATATCTTCTGCTGGATTTACATCACTCGATGCAAATACATTAGCGACTGAAGCAGGAACTGGTATCACTGGAGGCACTGGAACTATTTATAGAAGTTCTGTGATTAGAGAAGGTGGTATTATTAAGACAAATATCTTGATCGATCTTACTGGTCTTCGCTCTACGGCTAATGGTGATATTATTGGTGTAGACGGAACATCAAATGTATGTCACATTGGACAGATAACAGCAGCTAGGAATGGAACTATTTTAGCAGGTAGAATGACTTGTTTTGAAACACCTGCTGGTGGTGACCCAGATATCAATGTACACTCAGCTACTGAAGGTACAGGTGTAGAGGATGGTGCGATTAGTAGTTTAACAGAAACTTTGTTGGTAAACTCTGGTGATTTATCGACTGGTACTGTTGTTACGTTTACAGCTGTTCCAGCAGCCGATGAGTTTTTATACTTAACTCTAGGTGCAACAACAGATGCAGATTACACAGCAGGAAAGTTATTAATAGAGCTGTTTGGCTACGAAGCTTAACTAGGAGGGTAAATTATGGCAGATGCTGTAACATCACAAACCATAGTTGATGGTCAAAAAACAGCCGTATTAAAATTTACCAACATCTCAGATGGCACTGGTGAATCTGCAGTAGCGAAAGTAGATGTAAGTGCTTTAAGTAGTTTGGCAGATGGCACTGCTTGCACAGGAGCCACCATAGAAAAAATATGGTGGCAGTGTAATGGTATGAAAGTCCAATTACTTTTTGATGCTACATCTAATGTGTTTTGTATTGAATTAGGTGAAAACCAAAGTGGGTATCATGATTATACTTCATTTGGGGGTTTGCCAAATAATGCTGGCTCTGGGAAAACAGGGGATATTTTGTTTACCACAGTGGGTCATTCTAGTGCAGATACATATACTGTTATGCTACAAGTCCGTAAGGAATATAGCTAATGGCTACAACGGCTGATGTAAAAAGAACTCCCTCAGGTAGATTAACTTATCGGGGGGAGACTTTTGCAGGATATAACAAACCTAAACGAACACCAAAAGGACCAAAAAAATCTGCTGTTTTAGCTAAAAAAGGCAAAGACGTTAAATTGGTAAGGTTTGGTGATCCTAATATGACAATTAAAAAAGATCAACCTGGAAGGAGAAAATCTTTTAGAGCAAGGCACAGATGTGATACTGCAAAAGATAAATTTTCAGCTAGGTATTGGTCTTGTAAGGCATGGTAAAATGAAAGCAGAACAGGTAGCAAAAATGTTGGAAAAGCATGAAGAAGATGCTAATCGTCGTTTTGATAGAATAGAAAAAATACTTGATAAATTAGATATGCGTATGTGGGGATTAGCTGTGCTGATTGTTGGTGTGGCTGTAGCTGAGAGATTTTTTTGATGACTATAACACGAGGTAAAATGCGTAAACAAATCAGCAAGCCTCCTGCGAAGAAAAAAGGCAAAGTACCTAAGAAGTATTTGGCTGGTTTATCTTCAGCTGATAAAGCTAAAAGACGTAAAGAAATAGAACGTAATAGAAAAAAGTCACCTAGTGACCCTAGTGCTTATAGATTCGCCAGCGATTTTACATCAAGTGGTAAAAGACGTAAAACCAAAGAAAGTAAATACACTAAAGAGTTTAGAAAAAGATTTGGCAAAAGGAGAGGATAATGGCAAAATTAAGTAAAGCTGAACTAGCAAAACAATACGGAGATCCTAAAAAGATTACACGAGGGGATTTTATCGCGTTAGCAAAAAAGAAAAAGAAAAATGGTAGCAAAACTGCAAACAATAAGAAGAAAGTTACGACAAGGAAAAAAACTAGGGTTTAGTGAAAAAGCTAGAGCTGTAAATAAAGGAATATTACCGAGTAAAGCTAAAGATGGCAAAAAGAAAAGACCCAAAAGTCGGAACAGGAAAAAAACCTAAAGGTTCAGGAAGGAGGTTATATACAGATGAAAACCCCAAAGATACCGTCTCTATTAGATATGCCACTGTGGAGGATGCCAAAAGCACTGTTCGCAAAGTTAAAAAAATTAATAAGCCTTTTGCTAGAAAAATTCAAATCCTTACTGTGGTTGAGCAAAGAGCCAAAGCAGCAGGAAAACCAGCCCAAGCAGCGATTGCAAAAAAAGGTAAAGAAGCAATCAGAGCCAAGCACAAAAAAAGAGGTAAAGCATGAGTCTAAACGAAAAAACAAGAAAAGCCCTCGCAGCAAAAGCAGCAAAAGCAAGAGCAAAAGGTAAAAAAGTCACAGCTGGACAATTAGCTAGAGTTTACAAAAAAGGATTAGCTGCATATCGCACTGGACATCGTCCCGGAGCTTCTCCTAGTCAATGGGCTATGGCTCGTGTAAATAGTGTGTTGACTGGAGGTAAAGCTGCAAAGGTTGATGCTCACATATTTGGTAAGGGAAAAAAGCCTAAGAAAAAAGAAAGTAAAAAGAAAACATGAGTTTTTTACAAAGTAATATTCCTTACTTCAAATGTTGGGTACGCAAAGAATATACATGTAATCATGAGCAATATCATGGTGAGTATTTAGCTGCGATGGCTATCGCAGTTACAACTATACCAAACAGATGTTTAAGTTTTCAGGTAATTTTTACTGGTTATGAAGTTGAGGAAAGTGAGCAAAACATTCATGGTGGAGCTATGTGGGCTAGGATGCCGATTACTGCTTTAGTAGGTGATGGTGCTTTTGATAAATTTCCAGAGCCTATGGAGGTATTTGCAGCTCAACCGTGGGATTGTATGTCGCACACTCACGCTGTGTATTCATTACGACGTGCTCAACCGTGTCCTTGGCTTGCAAAAATCGGTGGAGAAATGTATCCTGCTAAATACTA